CTAATAAAATAAATATGTGGGTCCCTGACCGCACTAATATTGCAACCTTAGAGTTTGAGCCTGGACATTTTGTCGACCGTACTTGTGGTGATACTAACTATAGTGGCAACATGCAACTATGTGACACATGCCAAGCCACCTATAAACCTACCATTGAGTGGGAGGCGGACAGCCCAAGTTGGGAGGACTACTAATGGAAACATTTAATTTTATTCTTGCTTGGGTATGTGTTTTACTTTCACTAGCATTCTTAGTTATGTGCATATTTACTTTTGAGTGGCAACTAATACTATGTGGTATGGCAGTCACTGCCGTAATGGTATTTGCTTTGCACCACGAGCTAAGTAAATGACGTTGTTATATGTAGTAGCAATCCTGATGGCTTTAATATTATTTGCCTGATGGATTGTTACACATTGTCGCGAGCTCAATCATATGATGACAGCGTGGCATATATGTAAATCACAATCAAAATCAGCACCTGGGAAACTTAACATGTTAATTAAATAATTTAAAAAAATTTAATAAAAAAGTAAATTAGGTGTTTACAAAGCTAAAATAATTTAGTACTGTTTATATATTGGGTAGCAATTAAGCTACCATGTTTTAGTAAAAGGGGTTAACGTAATGTTAAATTTTACTACAAGTTTACAAGGGCAAGTAAACCAAAAAAACGCCCACACTTTAGTTGCTAGTTTAGTAGCATTTATTAATGCCAATGGTGGCATACATAAATGGGGCTTACAGCTAAATAAAAACGCCTTTACAGCAAACAATACTTTGTTTGGTGGCGTTAATGCTAAAGGTACACTTTGGCAACCTATGGTAAAAGCACAGCAAACACAAAACAGTGTGGCTGGGGCTATATTGTGGGCTTGTGTTAACGGTGTAAACCAAACAGCAATTAGTAAGCTTAAAGGCAAAACTACTTGCCCTAAAGTACACGCTAAGCTTGTAAGCATGGTTGTACCAAGCCAAGCTAAAATAATACCACTTAGCCAAATACAAGCTATTAGCCAATTAAGTGGTAGTAGTATATTAGCTAACGCTAACAGTGCTAACGGTTGTAGGCAAAACGCCTTAGGGGCTGTGCTTATAGGTAGCTTTAGTTATTTAGCTAAAAACACTTACGGTACTAACTTTGGTACACTAGTAGCCCTTAAATAGGGGCTACGGCTTGGGCTATGGCTTTACAACCATAGCCCATTTTTATTATATAGTTAGTTAACATGTTAACGGTCCCCCCCTGACGGGGAGATATACATGTATGTGCGTCAGTGCATACATGTTCCGCACGAATCACAGCATATCAGAAAATTATTTGTACATGACCCCCCTTTTGTGTATATATGAAGTCAGGTTCATTGTCCATGGAAAAATTTTTGTAAAAAATGACACAAGCCCCTTTAAACATACCTGAAGAAAAACTACGACATTACCTAAAACTTATGGAAAAGCAAAAGCAGTTAATGACTGCTGATCAATCCCGTAAAGATTTTATGACTTATGTTAGTACTATATGGGAAGATTTTATAGAAGGTGAGCACCACAAAATAATGGCAAAAAAATTTAACGCTTTGGCTACTGGCAAAATAAAACGACTTATTGTTAATATGCCCCCGAGACATACTAAGTCAGAGTTTGCAAGTTACTTATTGCCGAGTTGGTTGATGGGACGTAACCCAAAATTAAAGATAATACAAGCAACCCATACTGGAGAACTAGCCGTCAGGTTTGGTAGAAAAGTAAGAAACCTTATGGCAGGAGCCGAGTACGCCCAAGTATTTCCAGATGTAAAGTTACGGTCAGACAGCCTCGCGGCTGGACGTTGGGAAACAGATAAAGGTGGCGAATACTTCGCGGCTGGACGTTGGGAAACAGATAAAGGTGGCGAATACTTCGCGGCTGGTGTAGGTGGAGCGATAACTGGTCGTGGTGCAGATTTAATGATAATAGATGACCCCCACTCAGAGCAAGATGCGATGAGTCCATCCGCTTTGGAGAATGCGTATGAATGGTACACCTCAGGTCCTCGCCAGAGACTTCAGCCAGGAGGAGCTATTGTAATAGTCATGACAAGGTGGAGTGAGATAGATTTAACTGGTAAATTAATTAAACAACAAGCTAGAGATGTTTTAGCTGACCAATGGGAAGTTGTAGAGTTTCCAGCAATATTGCCTGATGGTAAAGCTATGTGGTCTAACTTTTGGAAAGTAGAAGAACTATTAAAGGTTAAGGCTTCCTTGTCAGTTGGTAAGTGGGAAGCTCAATGGCAACAAAACCCTACGAGTGAAACTAGTGCCATACTTAAAAGAGAGTGGTGGCAAACATGGGAGAAAAAAGATATACCCCCATTGAGCTATGTAATGCAAAGTTATGATACAGCATTTAGTAAAAAAGAAACAGCGGACTATTCAGCAATAACAACATGGGGTGTTTTTTACCCAGAGGAGGGTGGACCTCCAAACATAATTCTTTGTGATGCTAGGCGTGGTAGGTGGGACTTCCCTGAGTTACGCAAAATAGCATTGGAAGAATATAAGTATTGGGAACCAGAATGTGTCTTGATTGAGGCGAAAGCATCAGGTATGCCATTGACTCACGAACTAAGGCAGATGGGCATTCCAATACAAAATTATAGCCCGAGTAGAGGTAACGATAAATTTAGTCGTGTTAATTCAGTTGCACCTTTACTAGAAAGTGGGTTAGTATGGTCACCAGATACTCGTTGGGCTGAAGAAGTTATTGAAGAGTGTGCGAGTTTTCCTGCTGGTGAGCATGATGACTTTGTTGATACAGTAACACAAGCCTTACGAAGATTTAGAGAAGGTGGATTTATAACGCACCCAGAGGATGAAGTTTATGAGCCAGAATATATACCTAGAAATAATGCCTACTACGGATGAGTTGACACCTCAACAGTTATACCATGAAGTAGAAATGTTGACAGATGCTATGGTTGTAGAGAATGAAGACTTTGAACCATTAACTTCTAGCGAGATTAGAGAAAATGTGGCACAGTTAATAAGACAACGCTTTTATGTAATTGAAGGAGGGTTGAATGGCTGAACCAAAAAACCCTTATAATAATATTGAACGTGAGCTAACACTTGTTGGCAACCCAATACTTGACCCAGATCCAGTTGATGTTGAAGTAGAAGACCAGCCTGAAATAGTAGAAGGTATGGAAATTACCGAACTTGAAGATGGGTCCGTGGAACTTGGCTCTCAAGAGGTTGAGCCAGAAGACACTAGCTTTATGGCAAACTTAGCCGATCAATTAGATGATGATGAAATAGCTGGTATAAGTGCATATGTATTAGAAAAAGTAGAAGAAGATAAAAATGCTCGTAGTGAATGGCTTGAAACTTACAGTCAAGGTTTAAATTTACTTGGGCTACGTTATGAAAACAGAACAGAACCTTTTGATGGTGCTACTGGTGTAGTCCACCCAATGTTAAATGAAGCTGTTACACAGTTCCAAAGTCAAGCATATAAGGAACTTCTACCAGCGAAAGGTCCAGTACGCACACAAGTTATGGGTAAAACAAACCCAGATTTAGAAAAACAAGCAGAACGTGTGCAAGATTATATGAATTATACAATTATGCACACTATGAAAGAGTATGAATCTGAGTTTGACCAGATGTTATATTACTTAGGGCTTGGTGGTAGTGCTTTTAAAAAGATTTATGTAGACCCACAACTCGGTAGGCAAGTAAGTAAGTTTATAGAAGCTAAAGATATGCTCGTACCGTTTAATGCAACGGACTTAGATTCTGCAGATAGGGTAACACAAATCATTACAATGACAGAAAATGAGTTTAGAAAGCTCCAAGTTAGCAAATTTTACCGTGATATTGAGATACAATCAAGTAGAGCAGACCGCGATGAGGTAGATGATACCAAAGAATCAATAACTGGCGTGTATGCACAAGGTGATTATGAAGAAATACAGCTTTTTGAGTGCCATTGTTACTTAGATTTAGAAAAATTTCCTGATATTGGTGGAGATGGCGAGGAAACTGGCATAAAATTACCGTATGTTGTTACAGTTAGTGCAGAAAATGGCGAAGTTTTGTCTATTTACCGTAATTATGACCCAAATGATACATTTAAAAACAAAAAACAGTACTTTGTTCACTATATGTTTACTCCTGGACTAGGTTTTTATGGTAATGGACTGATACATTTACTTGGTAACTTATCTAGAGCGGCGACTGCTAACTTACGTCAGTTAATAGACTCAGGTACTTTAGCAAATATGCCATCAGGTTTTAAAGCTAGGGGTTTAAGAATTAAAAATGATGATGAACCATTACGTCCTGGAGAGTGGCGTGATGTAGATGTTGTAGGTGACCAACTTAAAAACTCATTTTTTAATCTCCCCTACCAAGAACCGAGTGGCACATTGTTTCAGCTACTCGGTTTTGTGGTTCAGGCGGCTCAAAAATTTGTTGGTACAACAGATATGGGTACTGGCAATATAAATAATCAAGAGATGCCAGTGGGTACAACTATAGCTTTGTTAGAGCGTGGTAGTAGAATTATTAGTGCTGTACATAAACGTCTGTACAACAGTATGAAGCAAGAGTTTAAACTTATTGCTGATTTAATATCACAAGAAGGTGGTGCATACCCTTATACTGAAGAAGGTGATAAGGCACAAGACTTTAGCGAACGTATTGATATTGTGCCTATAGCTAATCCTAATATTTTTAGTATGGCACAACGTATAAGTTTAGCTCAAGAACAATTAAAATTAGCAAGTAGTAAGCCTGAAATGCACAATTTGTATGAAGCTTATAGGCGTGTGTATAATAGTTTGGGTGTTGATAATGTAGAACAATTACTACCTCCAGCACCTCAACCAGAACCTATGAATGCAGTTATTGAGAATGGCAAAGCTATGTCTGCACTAGGTGGACAAATGCAGTTGAGGGCTTTTCCAGAACAAGACCATGATGCACATATATCTACTCACTTAGCTTATATGGGAAGTACCGTAGTTAGAAGTAATCCAGCCATAATAAATATTTTACAACAACATATTTTTGAACACATCGCTTTGAAAGCTAATATGCAACTGCAAATGGAAGCACAACAACAGCAGATGGATCCAGCTATGGCACAAGGTAGATTATCACAAATAGAAGCAGAACTTACAAAACAGTATTTTGAGATGGAAGCACAAGTGCTTGGTGGTAATCAACGTGATCCGTTGGTTGACTTGAAAGCAAAAGAACTACAAATTAAAGAACAACAGCAAATGCAAGACGCTATGAATGATGCAGAGCAACTTGAACTTAATAAACAAAAACTACAAGCTAACACCTTAATACAAAAAGATCGTATCAATACAACTGAGGACATAGCCAACATGCGAGCACAAAACGCTAGGTTTATAGCTTCACAAAGGAATCAAGGATGAGCGAATTATTTGGATCAGCTGAAGCAGGTGATTACAGTCTTGCAGATTTAGATGATTTATCACAAGCACAAACTACTTTTGATACTGGTAGTGATGAACAAGCTGAAGCAAATATACAATCAGTATTAGCAAACGTAGGTAATAGGTCAAACATAAGAGGTAGTGTTAATTACGACCCTTTATTTGCACAAGCTCTTAATATGTCAAACAGACTACAGCCAGGAAATCTTGTAGCTGGAGATTATTATGGAGCTAATAAATTTCAAGGTATAGCTGATTTGGCAAGACCGTCGTATTTGCAACCACAAATTCGTGGTGCAGACGGTAAAATGTATTTTTCAAAAGGTGAAGAATTAATTCAAAACATGCCTCCGATTGGTGTTACAGGTATACTTCAAAATTTAATAAACTATGGCACGAAAAAATTTAATGAAACATTTGGTAATGATAAAAAAGAAGAAAAGTCTGATGTTGGCATTATGGAAAACATGGATCGTGCTGATATGTCAGATTTTCAGAAAGCTGTAGTTTCTGGCTATGAAAACAATCCATTTTCGGGTCCAGCAACACAAACAGCTTTTAATTTAAAAGATGTGCTGACTAGTCCTGGAATGATAAATAGAGGTCTTAATTTTGTACAACCTTATTTACAAGAGATGGTTCCAGATAATGTAGAAGTGTCAACAGACCCTAGAATAGATCGTAAGGAAGGCACGGTTTCGCCACAGATACAATTTAAAATACCCATAGAGGATAATACATTAGGTTTAGGTAGTTTATTTAACTTAGGATAAGGAGAGTAAAATGGAAGATGATAGACTTAAAGAATTAAGGGAACAACTAAAAAACCTTGATGAGTCAAACCCAAACTTTGATGATTTGAAAGAAATGTTAGAAGATGACATTAGGAGATTGACAGAGGGTGGTATGGCAAAAGGTGGTGTAGTGCCTACTATGAAAATGACTAGACAAAAGTTTAACATGGGTGGTTCTGTAAGGATGAGAGCTAGAGATAATCGTGCTGACATGGAAGCAGGAGGCATGGTAAGTCGTGGCAGTAGAATGTCAAATCAAGGTATTAAGTTTAGAGGAGTGAAGTGAGTCCAGCTTTTTTGCTTATGTGCTATTTAAGTGGAGCTCCTGCAGGAACGTTACATTTTGAGAATGTTAATACATGTAAATATTTTAAACAAAACCTTAATGAACAATATATTGTTATTGGTGAAGATGAAAAAAGATACTCGTGCTTTTGTAAATTGGTTAAGGTAGATAAAAACAGAGTGAGGCTTTGGTAATGTTATCAGCACTTATTGGTCCAGTCACAGGATTACTAGATAAATTTATTCCAGACGCTGACAAAAAAGCACAGTTAGCACACGATATTGCAACGATGTCTGAGAAACATGCTCAGGAACTAGCATTAGCACAGATTAAAGTTAACCAAGAAGAAGCTAAAGGTAATTGGTTTCAAAGCTCATGGCGACCTTTAATTGGTTGGATATGTGGGTTATCGTTAGCTATTAATTATATGGTGAGTCCTATATTAGCAGGATTTGGAATTATAATACCACAAGCGGATATGTCAGTCATGATGCCTTTATTGTTCGGTATGCTTGGTATCGCAGGAATGCGTTCATACGATAAAACAAAAAAGGTTGATACAAAAAAGTGATGACTGGCATGATGTTTGTCAGAGCAATGGAGTATGAAGATATGAGTTTATATAAAAATATACACGCAAAACGTAAAAGAATCAAAGCTGGGAGTGGCGAAAAAATGCGTAAGCCTGGACAAAAAGGCAGACCGACAGCTAAACATTTTAAAGAAGCCAAAAAAACTAAGAGGACATAATGAAACGTAAGATTCTAAAAGTCGCTAATAAATTACAAAAAGCATCAAAAGCTCATGCAGGACAAGCAAAAACATTGAAGAGTTTAGTAAAAAATGGCAAAAAGAAAAACAAAAGATCCTAAGGTAGGCACTGGTAAAAAACCAAAAGGAAGTGGAAGGAGGTTATATACCGATGAAAATCCCAAAGATACTGTTAGCATTAAGTACGCAACTCCAGCAGATGCTAGAGCTACTGTGGCAAAAGTTAAAAAAATTAAGAAGCCCTACGCCAGAAAAATCCAGATACTCACCGTCGTTGAGCAAAGGGCAAAGTTTGCAGGAAAGCCTCAACAAGCCAGTATTGCGAAAAAGGGGAAGACCGCCCTTAAAAAACAAAAAGAGAAAAAAGTAAAAAAATAAATGGATCTTTACATTTATGATAGAATAGTTAATATTCTAAAAGACAGGCAACGAAGTCTAGAAGAACAACTGTTACACGGTAGTATTGAAAACTTTGAAGCCTACAAGGAAGTGAGAGCTAGACTCTCAGAACTTGCAACATTACAACAAGAGGTAACACTCTTGCTCAAAAAGGTGGAACATGAGTAAACTAATAGTCCCGAGAAGATTAGCTAAAAAATACCAACAAGTACAACAAGAAACCCCCGAAAAACAAACAAAACCTCCGCAAACAGCATTAGATAAAATGCCTGAGCCTACTGGTTGGCGTGTTTTGATATTGCCCTACAAGGGTAAAGGTAAAACTGAAGGTGGTGTATTTATACCTGACCAAGCTGTAGAACGTGAAGCATTAGCTACCGTTTGTGGTTATGTTTTAAAAATCGGTCCTCTTGCATTCAAAGACAAAGACAAATTTGGAGAAACGTATAATCCATGGTGCAAAGAAAAAGACTGGGTAATATTCGGTCGTTATGCAGGAAGTAGATTTAAAATAGATGGTGGTGAAGTTAGATTATTAAATGATGATGAAATACTAGCAACTATAAACGACCCTGAAGATATTTTGCATACATAGGAGATACAAATGGCAGAAGCACAAAAACAAGAAGAATTACCATTAGAGGTTGACAATGAAGAAGTTGAAGTTGACTTACAAGAAACCAAAGAAGAAGTTAAAGTTGAAGAAGCCGAAGACCAAAAGGAAGTTAAAGCTGAAGAAGAAGGTCTAGACGGCTACAGTAAAAAAGTTAAAAAACGCATAGAAGAAATGACTTGGAAGTTGCGTGAATCAGAACGTAGAGAAAAAGCGGCTCTGGATTATGCACAAGGTTTGCAAAAAGAAAATAAAGAGTTACAAGCTAGAACTAAAACCATTGATGATTCTTATATTAAAGAATATGATGCTAGGGTTACATCAGAAGAGGACTCTTTAAAACGTAAATTGACTGAAGCTATAAGTGCTGGTGATATTGAGGCACAAGTGAACATTAATAAAGATTTGGCTAAACTTGCAGTAGAAGCTGAACGACTTAATAAAGCTAAGGTTGAAAGAGAAACTCAAGTTAAACAAGAAGAAACTAAAGTTGAACAACCACAAGCACCTAAACAAGTCCATCCAAAAGCACAAGCATGGGCTGAAAAAAATACATGGTTTGGTTCAGATGAACCTATGACACTTACTGCTTTTAGTATTCATAATGAATTAGTAAAGCAATATGGAGAGCAATATGCAACATCTGACGAATATTATGAAACAATAGATAATCGTATGAGAGAGGCTTTTCCACACAAATTTGAGGAAAGTAAACCTCAAAACACCTCTGTTAACACTCCAGTAGCTCCTGCAACAAGGTCTTCTGGTGCTAAAAATCCTAAAAAAGTGACTTTAACCAAATCAGAGGTTGCAATCGCCAAGAAACTTGGTGTATCATTAGAGCAATACGCTAAACAAAAACAAAATTTAGCTACAACGTGAAGGAGACAATATGTCAGACCGTAAACCACGCACCGAGGTGACTAGAGAAAAAGCAAATCGTAGAACACCTTGGAAACCACCATCTACTTTAGATGCACCCCCAGCTCCAGAAGGATATGTACATCGTTGGATCCGAACATCTGTTATGGGTTTTGATGATGTAAAAAATCTTTCTGCCAGACTCCGTGAAGGGTTTGATTTAGTAAGAGCTGATGAGTATCCAGATTTTGAGGCACCGACTATCCAGGATGGAAAACACGCTGGAGTTATTGGTGTGGGTGGTCTGGTACTTGCAAGATTTCCTCTTGAGTCAAGGAATGAACGACAAGCATATTTTCAACAAAAAACATCCGATCAAATGGATGCTGTCGATAATGACATGATGAGAGAACAACACCCAAGTATGCCTATCCTTAAACCAGATAGGCAAAGTCGTGTAACCTTTGGAGCTAAAGCAAGTGGCTCTAAATAATATTAACTTATGAGAATAGGAGACAAAAATGGCTACAAATATTGATGCCCCTTTTGGTTTACGTCCTCATAACTTATTAGGTTCTGCACCAAACTCAATGGGGCTGACGAAGTACAAAGTACAGACAGCGGCGACGGCTGGATCATCTAGTGAAATTTTTCAAGGTGATATGGTCATTCCATTAACAAATGGATTAGTCGACGTTTCAGCGGCAGACGGTGGTAGTGTGGCAATCTTAGGCGTTATGAACGGATGTGAATATATTGATTTAGACGGGAAACCTCGTTTTGACAATCACTACCCTGGAACAGCTTCTATTAAATCAGGCACAGAGGCGACGGTTCATGTTTATGACAATCCGCATCAAGTGTTTGAAATACAAGGAGATGCTTCTTTAACAAATGCGGCGACTGCACAAGCTTTAGTACACTCAAATGCGGAGGGTACTGGTTTTGGATCAGAAAACGGATCAACTGGTAAATCTATTGGTGAATTATCCGTATCTACTGCAGGAGCGACTACAGCAGGTGATAATTTTAGAATCATTGGAATCAAGGATGACTTTAATGATATTGATGTTACATCAGC